CGATGATGAGAAGACGAAAGGCAAAGACGGCAAGATGATGGGACTTAAGCCATTATTCGAAAGCTTCATGAAGAATGGTCTGGGCAAAGGATCAGGTGGTTTAGGCATCTTTGGTAAGAACCTACTGAAGGGCGGGGCTATACTGGCACTAGCTCCTATGCTTAAGGGATTTGTTGACGGCTTCATAGATCAGGGATTAGAAGACTTCTTTGGAATTGATGCAGAAAACAATGCAGCTTTCACGGGTGCGATAAAGAAAGGAGCGTTATTCGCTGCCATAGGCGGAATGTTCAGTAGAAAGCTTATTCTTCCTGGACTACTAATGGGAATAGGTGCCAGTTTGGGACCTTCTTTAGCTGATAGTGCAATCAACGTATTTGATTGGTCAGCAGAGACTATGAGTAAAATAACGGGCTCTATTGGCGCAGTTTTAGGAGTTGCACTTCCGACTATAATATCGAAGTCGATAGGAGCGTTAAAAAATAAGATTGTGAAAATCTTCACCCCTAAGGTTGTTACTGAAGTAATAGACGCAGTATTGCCAGATAACTTTAAGCCTGGGGGTGCGACAGGCCCGCTGAAGCTTCCTCCTCCTCCCGGTACACCTGATGCACAGTTTAAATCCAAGGCTCCTGGTGGTGGCCGTAGCAATAAAGTTGTACAAAAGTTACCTAGTGGCACAGCAGTCGGGCCTGGAGGCGCAGCTAAAAAGCCCAGACTTAGACTGGCTAATGGAAGATTTGCATCGGTGGCTCAAGTTGAAGCAGCAATGAAGGCTGAAGGTAAACTGGCGAGACTCGCAAAGTTCATGAAATTTTTGAGATTTGCTGGTCCAGCAATGGCTGTTATTCCAGCTCTAATGGACCCAGTGATGGCTATCTATAACGGAGCCCCAGACGATGAAGTCAGCAAGCAGATCGCAGGCGCATTAGGATCTATTGGTGGCGGTGTTTTAGGTAGTATGGCTGGCTTTGCATTTGGTTCAGCCTTACCAGGATTTGGTAATGTTTTGGGTGGCATAGCGGGAGGTATTGGTGGAGCACTCATGGGCGAATCATTAGTAGAAGAACTCACTGATTATCTGATGGGTACAGGACCTGTGCCAGATCCAAATAGAGTTAGCTATAAGACCAGTCGGGGAACGAAATATAAAACGTTAAAGCCTGGCGACGAGGGATATGTGACTCCTCAAATGGACGCTTCAGCTAACACGATATCTCAATCAGCAGGAACAATATCAGGAACAGCATCTAAAGTGGCGAGTATAGCGCCTGGTGGCTCTTTGCAAGCAGCAGGTGGTGGTTCAAACAATGTCAGTGTGAATAAGGGTGGAGATCAAGTTAATAATACTAATGTTGGTGGATCAAGCTCGACTGTAAACATCTTTAATACGGGTGGCGGTTCACTAGCTAACGGTCACTTGCCAGTCGCAATGAGCTAATCGTCTTTCTTCTTGCGAGGCAATGTAGTTTCTATGTTGTCTTGCTTGAGAAGTTCTTCAAGTTCCTCAACTGAAACATAATCTAAGTCCCAATGATTACATATATCATTGCGGTATCGTGTGTGATTCTTGTCAGAACTCTTTGACTTCTTCTTGTTGAAGTAGTTCATCAATCGATCACTAATCTTCATTAGAACCAGATCTTTTCTTTGATAATGTCTTTTAAGTTTAAAGCAATCAGCTCTGGTGCGGCTTCTCTAACTCTATCAACAGCTTCTGGTAAGTAACCGTAAGTAAAGACTTCGTTGTTGATAGTAACTTCGAAACGCTCAGGTGGAGTGTTATCTCGATTGATTCGAATGCTAACATCTCTATTCAAAACTTTAAAGACTTTACTCATATTTTTCTCTCTCATCTCAATTTATGTATCTATTATATCATGGCTAGAAAGAAAGTCAACCACTTTAACATTAACTTTATGTAATAAAAAAGGGGAGACATTAGCTTTCGCATCTGTCTCCCCATAAACTCGCTATATTGAGTTTTTACTCATCCCAAGTGCTAGTCCTCAGCTAGGCTTTTAAAGAAGTCTAGCGAATCATCTTCACTAGATTCTTGAGATTGAGTTGGGACGGCTTCAGCAGTAGTAGCTTCTTGAGCACTACGCTCTTTAAAGCTAGGCTGAAAGTCCATCCCTACATTGCTGTCCTCAGCGGTTTGAGCGGGTGCGTGTGAACCGCCATTAAGTCCTAGAACCTTATTCAATTTAGCTTTCAGTTCATTGTAAGACTTAAAGTTTTTAGGATCAACAATATCTGCTAGGGAGTGCTGTTTCTTCCATGTTGCTTCCATGTCGTCATCTGATAATGCAGTACCACTTGAGTCAGATACAGGAGCAGGGGAAGAGAACTCAGACTTGTCGTAGTTGCGATAGCCTTCTACTTGACGAATCTTAAGTTTAAAGTCAGCGCCTTCCCAAAAGTCGAATGGGTTGATTGGATCTTCATCAGCGAACTGAGGATTCATAGCATCGTTCAGTTTGTCGAAGATTTTCTTACCAAATTTATATAGAAAAACTTGACCTTCATTTGAAGGATTTGATGGGTCAGATACTACGAGTACGTTAGCGACATAGCTCAATCGACGCTTCTGCTTACGTGCAGTCTCTTTGTCTTCATCGTGACCAGAGTTCCATAGCTTAGAGTTATATTCAGAAACTGGATCTTCTTGACCGATAGTTGTTAAAGAGTTCTCGATGTACCAACCACCTGGGCCTTGAAATCCATGATCCCAATAGCGAACGAAAGGCATATCTTCGCCTTCTGGAGCAGGTAAAAAGCGCAAGACAGCATAGCCGTTACCAGCTTTGTCAACTGAAGCTTTCCAATGGTTTTCGTTTCCGTATGATTTTTTCTTACCGTCCATAGAGGACAACTGAGAGTTCAACTTATCGAATGATGAGCTACGATTTTTCTTTAATGATGCGAATGACATAATTTCTTTCCTGTATTGGTTGTGCTAGTATTAGCGATTTATTACGAATGTGTACTTCTTTTCGTCTTGCGTGTATTATACGTTATATACGATGTATTGTCAAGTCTTTCTGACATTTTTATTTATACTTTTCTACGATTAACTTTTTCATCTTATCCCGATCATATGACATAAATGGTGCATAGTTCTTAGCCAGTTTACATATCTCAGGCCAGATGATAGTATCACGAATGCTCTTGTCCCAATATTTAAAGCAATTGGTTAGACCATCTAGTACGATCAAAGTCTCTAGCGATACGAGCTTTCTGTTGTACAAAGATAAGAGCTTTGGATATTCCCCATCTTCCACCAGAATGTTAGAGTTGAAATCATCTTCATTTAACTCGTCTAACTCGTTCTTAAACACATACGTTAGAGACTGTTGACGCTTTGCCCAGTCAGCATAAACTTCTTCAGCTTCTGGACTATCTACTAATGACCCTGCCCATGCGTTAGGCTTCTTTAGTAGATTCGCTAGTATGAATTCCTTGTAATCTTTTCGCTTTGATAGCTTGAAGAAAAAGAACTTGTCTTTACGATTTTCAAACGCATCGACTCTAGCGTTAACCTTACCATTATACTTCACAAAATCATAATTGGACGTGAAATGTCGCTTCAAGGCTAGATAATATATGTAGCAATCAAACGCATCTCTTGTCGAATATATCGATTTTGTCAAACGGGTAACCTCGCAAGCCTTTCTACCATATTCAAGTCCTCTGCTTCACGATAAATCCTAGCCTTAAGAAGAGGTGATTTGCGAACTATCTCACCAACAACCTCTATCTCAAGTTCATTCTTTAACGCATACTCAACAACTGCATCAATGTAAGGCACACCAGCTTCGATGTGTTTAGATATCTCCTTCATAATGATCTCGGAGTTCAAACGATTAAGAATCTTGAGGTCACCCTTTTTATCACCCATTAAGAACCTTAATCCCTGTCGCCCAATTCTCGGCAGCATCTTCAACCCATTGTAATGACTTACCAATATGCTTCTCCGAAGCAATCATACTACCTCTTGGATCATAGTACTCGATCAACCAACCGCCGTCAGTCTCATAGATCAGTGCTTGAGCTTTACCGTCTTCCTGCAACTTAAATGTAGTGCTAACTAATTTAGACATTGTTGTCTCCTAGCTAATAGTTTCGATTAATGCTTCT